ATCTTCTCCCGTTCTTTTCTTTTTCTCTCATTTTCTTTTTTAATCCAGTCAATCAATAATTGAACATAGATATCCCTCTCCCAAGGTATCATATTTTCTATTTCTGACAACGAATATTTATGATGTTGTATTAAAGCAAAATTAACTTCGAATATCGCCTCTAGGCTATTGTGGGAGAGGCCAATCCGAAAAAATCTTGTAACCCGCTGAAGGTGATTGTACTTTCAACTCCTGTCTTTGGGTTCTTCACTTTTGTTTCGTGTCTTAATCTAGGCATAGTATCAAAGAATTGTCTTAATTTTACAAATTGATTTTGAGATAATGCCTCAAAAAAAGATTTCAATTCTTCAGGTGTTGATTCACTTGCAGGATAATTCTTTTCACCCTCGTAAATGTAATCTACACAACCTGTAATTAATCCAATAATATCTTCATATGATAATGATTTAACACCTTTTGTAGTGTATAATACTTTCATATTAGGATATTTCATAACAACGCCTAGTTTTCTACCTTCATCTAAAATTACATTGTTGGTGTGTGCGTCATCTACTTGCACCTCAACTTTTGATATATCAACCTCCACATCGCCATAGGTTTTCTTATCATCTGGACATATAATTTTAAACTTTGCAATTTCTCCTACAGACTTTGCCCTAACCTGTAAGAAAATATACTCTACATCAAAGGTAGGTAATTCTTCTACATTTAACTTATCAAATGTAACAGACCTTAATATATCTTTTGTTGCCTGTTGCATTTGTTTTTCATCACCTGATTCTAATGCTATATACAATATCTTTTCTTCTTTTACTAGAAAAGGTCTATACTGCACTTTTGTATCAGTTGACGGTAAAGTCAATTCATATCTTGGTGTTTCCACAATTGGTAATGTCATAATATCTCCTTATTATATTAAATATTTAGTGGTGGTATTTTAAATGGTGGGAATACTCTTCCACCAGTTACTCTACCTAATGGTACTCTACGTCTTAAATCGTTAAGTACATCTCTTCCTGCTCTTCTCAATTCAGGAGGTAGTTTATTTAATAAACCACCAAAAATTCCGTTGCCACTCTTAACAGTAGGTACTCTGCCTGTAGGTGATCCTAATTCTATATTGCCTTGTTGATCTATAAAATAGTTAATCCAGTGTCTAAATGTAAATGTAACTGAAACTGTTTGTACATTATTTGCGTCAGCAGAATAATCTAATTTATCTACTGTTTTAGGAAAAGCGTCAATCAATTGTACACCATAAGTTATATCATCACGTTCTTGCCTACTTGCATATTGTCCTAATTGAAATATGTTTAAATTTGAAACATAGTTATCATAATAATTTGTATGATAATGTAAATTATTATTAATAGCGGCTTTTTGCCATAATTCAAAATAACTTCTCTCTCTTAAAAACTTATCAGCATAAAAAGTTGCTGTAATGTCACCTGATTTAAAATCATAAACAACTTTACGTGCTGGTGAATTACCGTGTCTAACTTCTTTTGTAACTAGTTCTCTATCAGGCATTTCTATTTGACTACAAAATGCTCTTACACGTCTACCGTTTGTTTGTTGTACTGACAATAAATCTACTTGTGAAGGAAATCCTGTACTTTCTTCGTCAAAATCACCTAATGCGTTTCTATTCAATCCTTTTGGCAATTGAAATTCAGCATAATATCTTGCCTCTCTAGCAAAACCTTCTGCCTCATTTACAAACGCTTGAAATCTTCCTAGTGTACTTTCAGGATTACCACCTTGTACTCTTTTTAAACGTGGGTCACCTGTTACGTTATCTAAACTTCTATCTCTTGGTATACCGATACGTACATCTATACCACCTATTCTTTTACCGCCTCTTAAAATTGCCATTTATTTTACCTTTTTACCACATTGACATCTTTTACCAAATAGTTTGTCAATGATTTTATTAAACCATTTTTTCATTAATAGGGACTCCCTTTTTTAAACTGTGCCACAGGTAAATAAACTGCTAATGCAGCCTCATCAAAATCTATTCTTAAAAAATTACTTTTCACGTGTGACCACAAATATTTCTTTATCGTGCCTTTTACAAGTGATAAACCTTTTACTCTATTATAACTTACATCAAAACTATTTTGACTTGTTACTTCTCTTCCTCTTACTGCAAATCTTTGCAATTGTTCTAATAATGTAAATCTAGCACCAGGTCTCAAATAATGAAAATTAATTCCTGCAAAACCACCTGGTATTCTTTCTAGTGGCAATACTAGAGGAAACGTATCATAATATGGTAATGTCTTTTTATATTTTGGGTCGTAAAAAAACATATTTAAACGACCAATACTTGGTCTACCTATTAGTTTACCTTGGTTCATCAATCTATTAGCAGTTACTCTATCTGCAATAGATGATACGGCATTTCTATACCAAGCAGACGTTTTACGTATGCCACCTGCCTTATCTACTAAAGGATCTAATATTGAGACCATATGCTATATTTATAACAAAAAAAGGGTGCCTTGATTACTCAAAGCACCCTTTAAAGTATGTCCTAGAGAGAGATAAGATTACTCGTCTTCAGCCAATTTACTAAAATATGACATTGTATCGTCATCATCACTAGCATCCACCGAGTCGTTCATACTTTTTGCTGAACCGTTGCTTTTAGGCGGGAGGTCTGTATTGTCAACGGTTTCAGTTTTTCTCGCACCAGATAATACCCTATTCAGTTTCTCTTTGAGTTCATCATAGGTTTTAAAATTATCTGCCGCTAAGAAAGGTTTTAGAGCGTGTTGTTTTGCCCATATTTCTTTTATCGCATTGTCATCACTTGCAACAGCCGTAGGTGTTTCAAATTCTGACTTATCGTAATTCCAGTAACCATCAACTTTTCTAATTTTTAGTTTAAAGTTTGCACCTTTCCAAAAATCAAATGGGTTGATTGCTGCTTCATCTTCAAAAGCAGGTTGCATTGCTTCTGTAATCTTATCAAATATCTTTTTACCAAATTTGAAAAGAAATACTTTGCCTTCGTTCTCTGGATGTTTTGGATCACTCACTACAAGAATATTGCTGTAGTAGGAAAGTTTTCTTTTTCTTTTTCTAGCAATTTCTTTATCACTATCAACACCTGTATTCCATAGTCTTGTATTTTCTTCACTTACAGGATCTTTTTGATTTAAAGTTGTTAATGAGTTTTCAATATACCAACCGCCAGGTCCTTGAAATGCGTGAGACCATACTCTTTGCCAAGGCAATTCTTCGCCTTCTACAGCAGGTAAAAATCTAATAACAGCATAACCGTTACCAGTTTTGTCTAACTCTGGTTTCCAAAATCTGTCGTCTTGGTATTTGTTTTTGTTTGATTGATCCTCAGGATTGAGGTTTGTTTCTAACGCCTTTGTAAGTTTATCAAAGTTGCTAGATGAAGATTTTAAAGTTTCAAAATCCATATTTGTATTCTCCTTGTATTCGTTGTATTTGTGTTACCTGTATTATTCGGTATCATTATTATTTATACGACTTTTCTTGTGTCTTTCAAAATCTTTTGCCCATTCTTTTGCTGATCTGCAAGGTCTAGGCAACGATCTATTTTGTAACCATTTTCTGGTTCTCTCACACGTGTTAATAATCGTATCTAATAATCTGTATATTAAACCGTCAAACATATTACCAATATATCACAATCCTAGCATTTTGTCAAGTGTGGTATAATCTATGTACTTCACATTCAGTTTGTCCCATTCTTTGATAGGAACACTTAATGCGTCTTTACAACTATCTGCTTGAGGATTTACTTTTATAAACTGTATCTTAGGGTTTTCTGTCATTAATTCACGCCATTGACGTATCCAATTGACACTAGGTGTTTTACTTGCTTGAGATAAACCATAGTATTTTGTGTCTTTGTACATATTGTTTAATTTACCATCTAAACTTTCTAAATCGTGTCCTATCATAAACAATTCATCTGGTTTTTCATAATGTACAGCTGCATATCCAGATGTTGCACCACAAGCCCAACCTCTATCTCTAGGTGGCATAATATCATTTATTGATGTTACTTTATCTGACTCAGTAACCCAACTTACGTGTATTGATGTATGATTAATATTTTTCTTTTCACGGTCTTTGTTTCTTTTTAATACTTCTACAACACCTGCAAGATTTGAACCGTGCATTACAAACTCCTGACAATT